AATAATTGGGCAAATTGGACATTTACAAGTTATACATTAAACGCGGGGACATCAGCCCAATGCGCGGCTGCCCTAAATGATAATAATATAGCGGTAACCGCAGTTACTTCAACAGCAGCCCAACAAGTTATAGAATTAAGTGGTCCAATACAAGCAGAAGTAACTCAAGTTTCACTTACTTCAACTTCTGCGATTAATAATAATTATCAAATTCAATATTATAGCAATATAGCCTCATCTTGGAATCCAGTTGTTGATATTAGTGGATATCCATTAGCATGGAATTTAAATGGTAGCGCAGCTGGAACATATAAAATAACTTTTCCCTCTAGAGGGATTTGGCCCAATTGGAGATTAATATCTACTACCTCTAACGCAGGAACCGCGTTAAGTGAATTAAATTTTAGTGGACAATTTAGAATTGGTGATAGTGGAAATTGGGTCACTGGAGCTTTTTATCAAACTGGAGACTTTGTATTTTTACAAAATTATGGAATTAAATATTATTTTGTATGTTTAACGAATCATACATCAGATGTTTTTAATAATCCACCAAATAGAAAATTTTGGGGCGCAGACACATGTTCAAAAACTATAAGTGCATGTAGATTAAGGTGGCAAAAAAATCCATATTTTCGTCCAGTTGTTTGGCCAATGTCTAGGGGCGGTTGGGATCGTTTAAGTACATATAGAAGATATAGAATAACTGGATATCAAGCTTATGGATCTGCATATGATTTCAGAAGATTACTCATGCCTTCATGGTATGTAACTGGAAGCGCTTTAGATGATGGAAGACCAGCTTCTTGGCCAAGAAGACCAGATGTTCATGATCCTTGGAATAGCTATGCTCATGGTTTACCAAAAGATGTTACAGGAGAATATTTAAATGGATTTCTTCCATTTGGAGGATTTCCTGGATTAGATCAAATTCGATAATGAGAAATACAATTAAAAATTTTATAAAAAAACACGCATTAGAAGATTTTCCTAATGAATGCTGTGGTTTTATAGTAAAAGATAATAAAAAAATTAAATGTATTAAAACTAAAAATATTTCTAAAGAAAAAAATAACTTTTTCAAAGTCTCTATAGAAGATTTTTTAAATATTAAAGATAATTATAATATATTATATATCTACCATAGTCACACTATCGATAATGGTGAATTTAGCGGATTAGATAAAACTTGCGCGAGCCATTTAATGGTAGACATGGTTTTATATAATATAAAACAGGACCAATTTAATTATTTTAAATGTAAATAAATATATGGTTAAAATAACTTTACATGGTAAATTAGGGGAAGATATTGGAAAAGAATGGGACCTAGAAGTCTCTAGCGTAAATGAAGCTTTTAGAGCCATAGAAGCTAATACTAGAAAACTAAGAAAATGGATTATCGATAATAAAAATTATGAATATCATATTCTTTTAAATAAAAAAATACTAAATATACCAAATGATCCATTAAAAGTAAGTGAATCAGAAATTTTTTGTTTGTATAAAAAAAATCAATTAAAATCTATTGATTTAATACCAACTATTGTTGGCGCTGGGGTGGGTGATTGGTATGGTTGGGTAGAGGTTGCGGCTGGAACAGCAGCAGTAATTGGAGGAGCTACCGCTGGTGAAGATTGGAATCCAATTCCAAAATCTTTAGCGCCAGCAGTAATTATTGCTGGAGTAGCATTAATTGCAGATGGAGTTAGTAGACTAGTATCTAAACCACCACCAACAATACCGTTTCAAGCTCAACAAGCAACAACCGCAAATCAAGGCTCAATTGGTGATGGTCAAGGAGTTTTAGGTGGACCGCAATCTTATCTTTTTAATGGACCAGTTAATTTAGTTGGAGAAGGTGGACCTGTGCCAGTAGGATATGGTACTTTAATGGTGGGTAGTATTGCTGCTAATGTTTACTATGAAAATACTTATGTTACAAATAAAAGATCAGTTATATGGAATGAAACTGATGTTAGATTTTTACAAGATAATTTTTATGGATTTCAAAATTATTTCAATGAACAAATGAGCTTGATAAGTCAATCAAGTAGTTATTTAACATAAATTTATGCCAGGCAATCCAAATTTATATGCAGAAGGATTTCATGGAATTGATTATGTCAATAATATGGGATTTATTTGGGGAAATCCAGAATTTCCAGATAGTTTAGCCGCAAATCATTTGGGTGGTACTCATACTTTAATGTTTAGTGGAATAGATTGGTGGAATAATTCTATATGGAATGGAAATTTAACTTATGCATGGAGTGGTATCGTTGGTCCAGCTTCTCCAATAATAGATCAAACTGGATTCTTTTTTCAACGCACTGGAGTAGAATATGTATATCCTTATAATATAGCTTATACTGGAGCTACTAGATTTCATTGGGATACTAGACACCCAAACGAAGGTGGAGTCGGTAGAGGAGGAGCAGATCAATTTGGTTTGTATAATCGAAATACTCCAAAATTAAGAACAGCATATGATATAACAGATTCAGTCCCATATTTAGAATCTTATAAAATAATTACAACAGGTCTTGAAAATATATCAATATATACAATACAAAATGCATCAATTTTAGACATCATTTCAGAAGGACCAATTCAAGGATTTGTAACAGGAAGCTATATCTATAGCGTAAGTGGAAAAAATGTTGGAGACATTGGATACACAAGCGTTTCTTTTAGCCCATTTGTAACTGGAAATATAGGATATTCTGCTCAACTTGATCCTACAAGAATAGTTCCTCCAGAAGCAAGATCTATATTTTGGAATGAAACTCCAGTTGCTACAACAGAAGGATTATTAAATTTTAGATTTATTAATTTTAAATATGATTATGGTGCAACAAATGATCATACTGTTTCTTCTCCACAGATAGATCTGTATGAAGATAGATATCATTATGATGGATATCTTGTAGATCAATACAAATACCCAGTAAAAACTTCTGTAACTAAGAATATTGGAGAAACTTTATACGGACCATTTTTTTATAGCGGACTAGTTTCAGGTCTAACAGTAACTAAAAAATATTATGTATATAATACAGAAGTAGAATCTATTAGAGTTAACGTAAGAGTAAATAATTTATTCTCTACTATTGTTTCTGGAGCTTTTGCAGGTACTGTATTAGCCGATCAAATTCAATTTGGAGTTAGGTTGTGGAGAGTTTTTTATGATAGAAAAGAAGTAGTAGCTGTCCCAAATATAACTGTTCCATCAACTAATCCAAGATTATTTTCTTCTGATACATTTTATGTTAGAGGAAAAATACAAAATGATCCTACTTTGATTCATTATACTTTTCATATTAGACCTCAAGCAGAAAATGGATATTTTATAGATTTGATGCCAGACCAAATTGGATGGGCATTTGAAATAAATAAAGTCACTGCAGAGTTAAGCCAATCAGCACGAGGTAATAGTACGTCCATCGATAGCATAACTTTTGTATATCCAAATAGATTCGTTTATCCAAATACAGCAATGGTTTATAATAATTTTAACGCAAAGTATTTTACAGAAATTCCAAATAGAAAATATAAAATGCAATTATTAAAAGTTAAAGTTCCCATTAATTATGATCCAATTACTAAAAATTATAGCGGACCATGGAATGGTCAATTTAAATTAGCTTGGACAGATAATCCAGCTTGGTGTTTATATGATTTACTAACCAATAATCGTTTTGGATTAGGAAAATATATAGATATGAATTTAACCGATAAATGGACATTATATGAAATTTCTCAATATTGCGATCAACTTGTTCCTGATGGTTTTGGAGGTTTAGAGCCAAGATTTACATGTAATGTATTAATTTCATCAAAGCAAGAGGCATCAAAAATGATAGATGATATGGCTTCTATATTTAATGGAATAATATATTATTCTGCTGGACAATTATTTGTAAATCAAGATAGACCAAAAGATTCAATTTATTTATTTAATAATAGTAATGTTAAAAATGGAGAATTTAATTACTCAAGCAGTGCAAAAAAAGCTAGAAGATCTGTTGCGTTAGTTAGATATAATGATGAAAATAATAATTATTTACCCGCAATAGAATATGTAGAAGATAGATCAGCTTTATTAAAATATGGAATTAGAGAAGTAGAAATAAGCGCATTCGGAGCAACAAAAAGAAGTCAAGCAAAAAGAATGGGAAGATGGTTTTTAACAACAGAAAATCTAGAAACAGAGACAGTTGATTTTGAAGTTGGTCTAGACGGAGCTTTTTTAAGACCAGGAGATATAATAAAAATTTATGATCAAAATCAAAAATATCAAAATTTTGCAGGCAGGACTTTAGAGCTAACTACTGGTTATGCAATTTTAGATGTACCATATAATGCTAATACTTTATTAGCAATAACTGGGTCAGTTAATCCATTAGATATTAAATTCTTAACACCAACTTATAATTTAGATTATGGAACATACTTAGGAAATTTATATATCACTGGATATAGTCAAACTTCCAGCGGAGTAACTGGATTAAATTCTGATTTTTTCAGAAGATCTCAAATTCAAAATATTAGCATTAATAATCCTAAAAATTATATATCTCAAGGAACGGGTCAATATACTGGATATGTTGCATTTTCATTTCCAACAGCATTAAGATCTAGTGGATATTCATTACCAAAAAATACAGTCTGGACGTTTGAATATGATGCATCGTTGTATTCTGGTAATATATCAAATAGATATGGGATAAATAATCCAAATAATTTACTATACCCTGGATACTATTTGGAAGGATATTTAAATGATCTAGAATCTTATAGAATAACCAATATTAATCAAAAAACAGATGAATCATATAATATAATAGCTCTTAAATATGTAGATCAAAAATATACAGACATTGTTACTGGCGAAGCTCTAATATCTGTTCCGACTAAAATACCTCAACCTAATGATCCTAGTTTAACTTTAAGAATTTTATATAGAGATGTCAGTGGAAATTATGGATTAAATGGACAATTTCCAGCGTATACCTCCAATCAAGGAGGAATTAATTCTATTGCGTATACCATTACTCCTCCAAATAATTCTGGAGTAGTATCATTCTATAATATGTACAGAAGATTTAATAATCCATTTGTAGCTAATCAAGTTTTAGATCAAGATTTATTTGATGCTCCGCTTTCGCCAATAAGAAATCAAACTCTTGCTTTACCTACTTCTACTGGTAATTTACCATTTTTCTTCACTCCGACTGGAATTGGAACATGGTATATTGGCGTTCAAGCGGTTAACCCTTATGAAGAAAAATCTAGTTTAATAAGCTCTTCAATTACATTAAGTCAACAAGCTCCTGCATCATTTGTATTAACTGGAGGCGTAAATGTTGTAGGTGCCCAAGCAGGAGCATAAAATTTTATGAATTATAAAATATTAACAAAAAATATTGAATTACAATGGGATTTGCAAGTAACAAAACCTCCATTTTTAGAAGAATCTTTTAACATTTTTAATGGGGTAACATATAATATTAAAATTTTTGATGAAAAAAATATTCTAATAAGAGAAGAAAAGGACATCTCTATTTCAGATGACAATGTTCAAGATTTATTATGGTTAAATAATTTTGGATCTATAGAGGGAGATATACCATTAGAAATGTTATGCTCAACTCCTAGGCAATGGAAAAATTTAACATCAAATAAAAAAGTTGCAAAACAAAAATATATATATTATCTAGAAAAAAATTATTCTGATTTTTTAGAAAAAAATAATATTAAAGGATTTTTTAAAAAATTAAAATTTATAATCGAATGTAAAGACTTTATAAATGAAATTGAAGTAGAATATTCTAATCTAAATTTAGATCAATCAGTTGTTCAAAATATATTTACAGATGTATTAAAAAGTTCAGATAATTTTGGAATTAAATTAATATTGAATAGTGAAAAAATTATAGAAAATAATATAAATGGATTTTATGTTATTCCTTATAAATATAAAAATAATCAAAAAATTAAATTACAACAAATTTTTATATCCAATATAGATGAAAAATGGTTAGATAATAATCAAAATATCAAAATTCTAACATTACCAATTAATGATTTAATTCTAGATGAAGAAATAATAGAAATAGAAATTTTTTACTTCACCAAAGAGCAAATAGATTTTGTTAATTTTTTTAAAACAAAAATGAGTAATTTAGAATTTAATGATTTTTTAATAGAAAATTTTTCTAATCAATTATACAAACCAGGTTTAATATTTAAAGAAAATTCTAGTAACCAAATAGTTGGTTTATATCAAGGAGTTCTTTATTTATTAAACAATGAAAGTTATCAAAAATTAAGTTGGCCAGACACCAGTATATCTTTACTAAATACAGAATTTAAAAAATATTTCATAAAATCAAATAAAGATGCAGAAGATTATACTCTTTCAATAGAAAATGAAGTGTCTATACCAGACGCAATAGCGATAGATGAAGGTACGATAGACTCAATGATCCCAGATAATTTACTTGGTTACTACTTAAATAATAATGACAATTTAATATATAAAGATTTAAAATCTGATTTATCGTATTTTAGAAATACAAATATAAATAATATATCTATTATTGATGTTATAGAAAATCAAAATAAAACTTCTATTTATTTAGAATGTATTACGCCATTTTCAAATGCAGATGAAATATATATAGAAACAAATACAACTAATTTAATTTTTATGCAAAAGTATTTTAAAGAAATAAATGGTCAAAATTATGTTGCATTTTTATTGAATTATGAATATGACAATGCTCCTACTAAGGAATATTTAACAAATAATTCAATTAATAAAGATCGCTTAATACAAGGCAAAAGAAATATTAGTTTTAATATTAAATTGTATTAATTATTTTGATTTAGTTAATAAACCGCCAGGTCTTTGCTGTTGAACTATAACTTTTAGGATTTCTGATTTTAATTGATCTGCAAATTTAACAGCTTTTGCTTGACTTTCTGCTGAACTCATAGTTGCTCCTTCAGATTTCATTTCTACGCTTGAGTCTGATCCATTGACATTTACAGTTATATTTATATTATTTTCTAAGTTATTTTCTGAAGTTTTTTTATTATTTATATCTGTTAAATTGTCACCTACCATTCCACCGTCTGCAAATTTTTTAATTTTTCCAGAATTTAACTTATCAAAAAATCCTCTTCCATATGTATTTACTGAATCTTTCTTCATTACATATTCGCCTCCCATTAACATAGCTGGAACATCATCTCTTGTGCTATACCCTCCATCTGCATATCCTATGAACCCACCATTTTTTACGTATGTTGCGTATTTATATCCATATCCTTTCCCAAAATCTCCAACTGCTGTCGCTTGTTGTCCTCCTACTTTAGTTTTTGATGAACCACCAAGTAAATTTTTCAAAGCAGGAGCCCCATAGCTAGTAAAAGCAGCTGCACCTATTCCTATTCCTGCTGTCGCCAACGCCGCATAACTTCCCATTTTTAATTGATTATTATAAGCGTCTCGTTGTTGTTGATTTAATTGATCTATTCTTATTTTTTCTTCTTTATTTCTTTGTATTGTATCTAAAATTGATTGTTTATTTTGTTCATATAAATCCATTCCACCAACTAGATAATCAAAAAGTTTCTTTCTATTTTGATCATTTACTCTATTTTGC